CTCTTTCAGTTGATTGGCCCAATGTTAAGCGTATTTCAACATATATCCATCAAGGTGGAGCCAAGAATAGGGATGTTGTTTTGTTGGGTCGTGATGCGATTGATGATTTATATGGAAAGTGGACTGGTATCGAGGATGAACGAGAGATGTTGGGGAGCATGGGTAAGTTCACCTATGTAGACTTTTATGGAGATAAAACGGTGAAGGGTGATTGTGGACGTGTCTATTATGCCCCGGGATTTGGTATTCTGGGCATTCATAGTGCGCTTGATGGTGAAATAAATTGCGGCGCGGCAACTGTTATTCCACCTATGAGTTTGTCAATAGAACCACAGTCATCGGCCGTTGTGTGTGCAGTTAAGACATCTAATCGTTATTGGTCTACTGAAGTGCCTTTGTATACTACAGCGACTGTTGATGGCGTCGATATGGTCAGGAATATAGTGCGGAAATCTAAACTGGTAGAACCTCCAATTCAATTGGTTACTCAAGCGCAATGTTCATATGAACCGGCCACCTTGCGTCCTAAAATTGTTGAAGGCGTATGGAAAGATCCGTTTTATAGCGGAGTGCAGAAGTATGTGACGGACAAAAGTGATGCGCTTAGCATCAGATATTTGCGCTTATTTACCAACTATTTCGCAAACAGGATGGGTACTCCTAATGACCCGCGTGTACTCACCGAATCAGAGATGATTAACGGTTTTGGTCAAATGATACCTCTCAATATGAAAACCTCGCCTGGTATATGCGCGGAATACTTTTCTGAGGGTAAGAAGGAAATGTTTGAAAATGTCGCTAACGAGGGGGAATTGGCTAATTTTTCCTTTTCTGATAAGGCGCGTAATTTTGTCATGCCGAAGTGGAATAAGACATTTTGTCAAATTTTGAATGAGCGTCGTGATATGATGAAGTGTGGAGATGTACCACCTTTTGTGTTTTTGTGTACACTTAAGGATGAACTGCGCAAACCTGAGAAGATAAATACGGCCAATACCCGTGTGTTCGACCAGTCATCAGTTGATTTGGTCTTGTTGACACGCCAATATTTTGGACATTTTATTGATGCGTATAAGAGTAAAGCTGGTTTTACACTCTATCATGGAATAGGTCGAGATCCAGAGGCTGTGTGGGCACAGTATGCTACTGGACTTAAGAGCAAGTCCGTTAAGGGTTATGCATTCGATTATAAGAACTTCGACGGTTCCGTTCCAAAGGAGGCTTTTGCATTCTTTCGTATGATCACTGATAAGTGGTATGGAGACAGTTATTCTGAAAGTGCTCTCGTGCGTCATTCTATCATTAACGTCCTACAAAACTCTACACATGTGGCAGGTCCATATGTCTTTGAATCCACTCAGGGTAATAAGTCTGGTAATGCTATCACCGATGTATTCAATTCAATAGCAAATACCATGTTGATTTGGACGACTTTCATATCGTGGCAGATGTCAATTGAACGTGTTGACAAGCCTCTTGCTCATCCCGACCTATCTGTCTTTGATGAGAACGTGCGGATGTTGACTTATGGGGATGATATTGTAATGACCGTCAGAGAGGGTGCATTGCCGGGATATGATGGAAAATTTATAGCTGAAGTAATGAGTCAGTTGGGTGTGACTATTACTGCTGCAGATAAGCATGGACCAATTAGAGTGCAGCCTTTTCAGCAACTTACCTATTTGAAGAGACCATTCGTGTGGGATGCTGAGTACGAAATATGGAAGGGACCTTTGCCTATTGAAGATATTCTTAAAGAGGTCAAGTTCATACCAAAGAACATGTTAAATGAGCCAGATGATTTACCACAGAGATTCAGGATGATGCAACGCTTCTTGGTACAACATGATAGAAGTGAGTTTGAGAAGTGGCAACAGTGGTTCCGTGATAGAGTGAAAGGTTACTATACGGAAGAG